CCCAAACGTCTGTCGGGTTTCTGCTTTGACCGTACACCGTATCGAGGAAGGACTCAAGGCTGCGCTCGAAGGCTTCGTCGCGGGCGCGCTCCGCGAGCACGTCCTGATCCATCCCGATGTGCTGGCGCAGGTGGGCGCAGGCCATCTCAAGTGCGTCGACCCGGTCGTCGTGTTCGAGCGCATGCTTCTGCCGTTTGATGTGCGCGATCTGGTGCATCATCATCTTGGCCTTGGCGCGCTCGGGCCGGCCGGCTGAGGTCGCCCGCTTGAACTCGGACTCAATCGCGCGTCGGTCGACGACCAGCTTGCGGGCCTGCACGATGGGCTCCAGCGTGTCGCAGATGCGCTGCTCTTTCGAGCCCTTGGCCCGGACCTCCGTGATCGTGCACGGGTAGATCCTGCGGAGGGTCGACCGGAACAGCTCGGTCCCCGTGCCGCCGCCGAAGTTGGACTCGATCAGGATCTCGTTTACGCGCCACCTGCGGGCGGCTTTGGCGAGCATCTCCATGGTGGCCTTGCTCGTGCCGTCCGAGCGCCCGCCGAAGTCGAGGAGGTGCGCGCAGCCGGCGCCAGCCGCGACGATGGCGAAGGCTGTCTCGTCTTTGCCCTTAGTGCCTGACGGGTCGACGGCCATGACCTTGGTCGAGTAGGGCGACATCGCATCGCCGACCTTGGCCGGCCCGTGGAAGTAGTCGCCGGTGTGCCCGACGCACGGCAGGGTGTCGAGCCTGTGCTCGCGCGCGGTGCCCGGCGTCAGCTCGGTCGGCGTGACCTCGGGGTTGCAGTCCATCACGATGAGGTCTTCGAGGCGCAGGGGGTAGGCGTCCAGATCTTGCAGGTGCGGGTTGAGCTGGAACTGCAACTGGTACTGCGCCTTGCCGAGCAGCTTCTCGCGCTTAAGCAGGAACTCCTCAGAGAAGCGCGTGTCGGTCACTGCGCCGCGCCCCTTGTGCCCCGACGTTGCTAACTCGGGATTGTCTCGAAGCTCCGCCAGCAGGCTGGGGGCGAGGCACCCGAGGTACGCGGGCATGTCGTCCTCGCTCGGGTACCGGCTCGGCCAGATGCGGCACGAGAAGCCGCGATCGCGGAGCTGCTTGTAGATCGAGTCGTAGCTCTGGAAGGTGCCGAGCCAGATCGACTGCGCGTGCGGGTCGTCGGGCACCTTCGTCGACTCAGTATCAGCAGCCTGCTTCAACAGGTTTTCGCGGGCGGCCGGCGTCTTCGAGTTGGCTAGGGTCTCGATGTCATCGAGGATGCACAGGTTCGAGCGCGCCCCTTGGATCTGACCCTCGACCCCGATCGACTTCCAGCTAGGCATCTGCTGGTTCGGCGCAGGCCCGACATCCCATCGCGCGATGTTGTCCCGGCTTCCCTTCCTCGGTTGCAGGTGATGCAGGAACGGCAGCATCGGGTTGTCGAGCAGGCGGCGCGCGAACAGCGACAGCTCGTCTGCCTTCTCCGCCGATGCCGACAGCGTGAAGATGTTGTCGCTCGGGTTGTGCAGCAGGCGGAACACGCCGTATGCGCCAGCGACAAATGACTTGCCGATGCCACGGAATCCGGCGATGAAGATCTCATTGCCGCCGTGCTGCATGAACTCGGCAAGCTCGTACTGCCGACGAGTCGGCTCGGGCAGACCCAGGCCGTGCCATGCCACGCGCAGGAACTCGGTGTACTCCGAGAAGATCTCGCGGATCTCTCCAATCACTTCCGCCTTGTCAGCCATCGCACCTCCTCATGTATCGCTTGTCCTGCTGGCGACGCGACCAAAGCTGCTTGGCTAAGTAGGCCGCGACCAAACACAGAATGATTGAGAGCAGGTTATCAAATACACCGCTCGCCTTTTCGGCAGCCACCTCGGCAGCCTGCTCGCGAAAGTACCGGGCAGCTTCGGGGTTGCCGGTAAGCTCCAGCAGCACGCTCGATAGCTGATCTGCACTTTGCCTGTGAGCCGCCTGCGCGGCTTCCTGCGCGCCGTCCGCCTCGACCTTGGATGAGATAGCCTGATCCACGAGATCGCCTGCGACAGCCCCTGCAAACGCGCCTGGAGGCCCAGCCACGCTCGCGCCGATGACCGCCCCAGTAGCCGGGGCGGTCGCGCTCGCCGCCACCTCTCCGGCGGATGACCAGAAGGCCGAGCAAGATGGCGCAGCCAGGATGAGTAGGGCCGCGCCTAATCTCACTTACCCTCTCGTGCTTTCAACGCTGCGATCTCTTCGCCATGCTCGCGCATGACCGTCGCCACCTGCTCGATCTGCGTCGCCATCCTCGACTGTAGCTCGGTGAGTACAGCCTGGTTTGTCTGCATCTGCTGAATGATGGTGGCTTGCTGATCCTGTTGGAACGAAGTGCGCGACGCAATGTCCTCGATCGCAGACAGGGCATTGATCTGCCGCGCCACGAAGAGGAGCATTGCGCCGGTCACAGTCGCGCCAACCGGCATTGCGAACCTAGTCAGGAACGCCGAGGTCGCTTCCTGTTCCATGTCACTTCGATGCCCAGATGTGGATAGTCCCGGTGATGGCTGCGCCAGCCCCCTGGTCTGGAAGCATGTCCGCGCCAAGCTCGATGTACATGAACGGCGGGAGTGGCCCGGTGATGTGACCGACATTCTCTCCGCCAGCCATGTTGGGTACGACCACTCGATTGTTCAGAATCTCGACCGGGTTTTTTGTCTCGTTCGCCGCAAGGCTGGTACGCAACAGCAACTCGCCACTCGCGGCGGTGTCGAAGTCTTGAACGCCGGCCTTCAGGGCAGCCCCGTTGTAGTACAGGAACGGCACTCGAAGCTGGATGTCGTTGATGTCGAGGTTGCTGTCCGGGGCGGTGAGTGACGGCGCGATGTTCGCGCTGGCGATCATGTAGACAGAGTTGAACCCCGCCAGACAAAGGACACCGCTGCGATCCACCCGCGTGGTGTCGCCGCCGAGACCTCTGCTGTTGAAGTTGAGGACATACCCGGCGTAGTTCGCATTGATTACATCGGGTTCTTGTTTTGAAAGAGCTACCATGGGTTCGGGATCGGTTGTCGAAGGTTCGGTGATGAGGAAGCTGACAGAGTCTTCCGCGATTAGCAAGTCTCCGTTTTCTGCAATCAGAAAGGTTTCAGCCATGAGTTTCCTCGGCGTTTGTTTGTTGTGGTTAAGGCGTTAAATGCCACGGTTGTTAGACCGTCAGCTTGGTTGAGTGTCCGGCGTCGAGTCGCATGATCTCGGCCATTTTGTAGGTTCCGTCAGCAACACGCGCCTTTGCATCGGCCAGCGTGAAGTAGAGTGCCCAATGCCCGTCCGGGTCGTCGGGGTTCACCAAGTAGTAGTGACACTTGGACGGCGTTCGACCACCTTGAGAGAAGATCTGAGTCCATCGCCAGTACATCCGGCGATACCACTCTTGCCACTCAGGGGTGGTGTACTCCTGAATCATGGTGCGGAACCACGCTAGGCCGTCTGCCGTTTCGCCGCCGCCGAAGTGGCGGACGAAGTGGTGGTTCCCCTCGTAGCCGATGATCTCGCTGTCCGGCCACGCCGCGTGAATGCGGTTGTAGCACGCTGTCCACGAATCGTTCTCCGCCGCGTTGGTGTGGTAGGTGTCGATGTAGTAGTACAGGTAGTCGTACAGCTTTGAGATGTCGGGATCCCAGTTGATCGCGTTCTGAGTTGTGCCAGGAACGGGGTTGGAATCATCCTTCGCGCCGTTGCTCGACCAGAGCGGCTCTGCAGTAGGCTGAACGCCAACATAGAAGGTCACACCGATTGAGGTGTGGTGATCCTTAACACGCTCCGTGCTGGTGCTGTCGAACGGCTCCGAGACATTGCAGTTGAGGATATCGTTCTGCGCTGCATTACCCCCGGTTTGGACTTCGACCACCGCCGACCAGTCGAGGCCAGCAGCATCCATGATTGCTTTTCCGATCTTCATGGCTTGGGTCGAACGGAACGCGCCGTAATACCAGAGCGGGTATGGGTCACGGAAGAAGCGGCTGGTATAGGTGACATTGGCATCACCCTCGTCCGGCCCAATCGTGCTGTCTTCCCAGGTGTCATCTACCGCCGTGACCGTCTCCGGCAAGCCGAGCGTCACCGACTGCGAGTTAGTCCAGGTGTCCGGGTCACTCGTGGAGGTTGCGACCTCCCAGTTTCCAGAGGTCTGGTTGTGGTACAGCACATAGGTCGTGCCCCCGCTCTCGCGCTTGAACACATGGAAGGCAGCGTTGGTCGTATCAAACCCGCCCGGTGCTACTTCACCGTTGTTCGACTGGAAGTAATCCCCGTTGAAGTTCGAGTCGGCCATGCTGCCGAGCGTGATGTAGCGCGTGGATGCGTCGTGCAGCAGCCCTTCGGTCTGACACCATTGACCCTGCTGGAAGCCTGTGTTCCAGAACTCGTTTGTCCACTCGACCATCGGGTGGCCGTAAGACCAGTCCCAGTTGTCTCGGAGGCATTCAAAGAACGCGGTGATGGAGGCATCGTCGTACTCATGGGGGATGCACACCCAGGGTCGGACGCCGACCTGCTTTGCGATATCAAGGCAGGCTTCCAGAGGCGCACCCGCCGGGGCGTGGCGACCAGCACCGCCGTCCCACGCACCGTGCGTGTAGGTGCGGTAGGTGGTCGGCTTACGGTTTGCCCACGAGCTATTCGTCGCTTGCATGTTCGTCGCCTGAAGGTTCATGAAGCGGAGGTAATCGAACGCAGAGAAAGCGTCGATGTAATCCTGCCGGATGAAGTTCGCTTCGCCGTATCCGCAAGTCCCCTCCATCGACAATGGCTCAAAGCGCACATTGCGGATCGGGTCTGCCGCGTAGTTGGCCGTTCCCCATGCGTCGATATCAGCCACATAGATTCGGCAGGGGATGGCGGCTGTGAAGTTGGCCTCCGTAATCGCGTACACGCGCCGCTGCGCCTGATCGACGGTCGGGGTCAATCCATTCATGACCGGTTTGACCGTGCCGTTGCCGCCACCTTCCCAGGTCAGTACCCAGTCAATGCCCCACGGGAGTTCATCTTGGAGTCCAGACCAGCAATACCATTCGATGTAACTCGTCGCCGTGCCGTAGTCCAGGGGGTAGCCGTCCGAGTTGAGGGTTCCGGCGAATGTGCTGGTAGACCCGTCTGTACGGATGTTGTCCTCGGACTGGTACATCAAGTTCCAGTACGGGTTCCCCCGGGTGTAGTAGCCCGTGTCGGTTGTGTTACAACCGTCTGCCGCTTTGCCACCCTTGCGAAGGTCAGGCTTGCCAAAAGGGATAAGTGCCATTATCGGGGCTCCAAGTGGATTAACCAGGCGTTATCGGCGCCGTACCAGTCGAATGGCGTGCCGACAGCGGTGTAGGTGATGAGAAAGACATCGCCCTTGCTCAACTGTGCATCGGTTCCGTTCGTGGTGATGGTTCCCATGTCATAACTGAGGTCCCAGTTGATGCCGCCCGCCGTGCTGAAGGCCGTGTCCAGAAGGTCAACATCTCCGCCTGGGTCGCGTCTCTTGGGCATGATGGTCCAGTAGTTTGAAGCGTCAGCCCCCTCAAATCGAAATCCCGCCCACCGAATCTCCTTGACGGTGCAGTCGTAGGGCACGATGAAGAAGGCATTCCGATCTCCAGATGTGGCGCCCGGTGAGTAGCTGTGGAAGTTGAACCACTCACCGACAGTCAGGTCGTGGTCTACACCATCATCGTCCGTGAAGATGGGCTTGTTCGGCGTGTCGTTGCGAACCCAATAGATGCCTTTGCCAGCCGCTGGCGTAGTGGTGTGGTCCGCCGCTTCGGTAACTTCCAGATCCGAGTAGGGCGCGCCACCGCCACCGCCGCCATTGACTTGCAGGAAGTCAGCAGCGTTGACCGTGTCGATGCCGATGTAGATGTTCTCGTTGGTCGTG